CAGCAGTGGAGGCGCGTGCTGGAGTCGAACCAGCCCGTGGCCGGGTTGCAACCGGCTGCGTTCCCACTTCGCCAACGCGCCAATGGTTGGCGGGTCGTCGAGGACTCGAACCTCTCGGCACCCGCTCCCCTTGTTTCACAGCCATCCGGGTTACAGCCGGACGGGGAGATACGACCCAAGTGAACCTGCGTGCTCGCCCGCGGACTCGAACCGCGACTGGGCCCGGTTTAAGCGGGCTGCCTCTACCGTTGGGCTAGGCGAGCGACGGTGCGCGCGGCTGGATTCGAACCAGCACTGTTCGGGCTCTCGACCCGACGCCTCCTGCCGATTGGGCTACACGCGCGAAACTGGCGCGGGGTCAGACCCCTCGCATCCACATTGGAGTTCCTGCTGCGACGCTGGAAGGGAGGGGTCTGACCCCGGTTCAGCGCCGCGATACTGGCGGATGGTGGACGGATCGAACGTCCGCGGCCTTGCGGCCGGCATAGCGCTAGCAACGCTCCCCATTCCCACTCTGGCAACCATCCTGAAGTTCCATCTGTATGCTGACGGAAGGCGAGTCCGCTGAGGCGCTTTGCGCGCTGGCGTGCGATCATGCGCGAGAGCGCTGAAAGATCGCGGCTTTTCAGTACGTAGCTCTGCGCGGTCGCGTGCGCTCTTGCGCGCGCTACCCATGCCCGGCGGCGGGTACGAACAAGGGGGAGCACACACATGGCTTTGCACGTGAAACAGCTGGGCTCGAAGCCCATCGGCATGCACGCCGACGCCGGCGGCGGCGGCGAGCCCGGCCTCTATCTGCAGGTCACCGCCTCGGGCCGCTCGTGGATACTGCGCTACCAGCTCGACGGCCGGCGCCGCGAGATGGGGCTCGGCAGCCTCAACGATGTGGGCCTTGCCGACGCCAGGGCCAAGGTACGCGCCGCCCGCCACCTCATCGTGGACGGCATCGACCCTATCGAGCAGCGAGACCAGGCGCGCGCCGCCCAGCGCCTCGCCGATGCCAGGGCCGTGACGTTCAAGGCCGCGGCCGAGGCCTACATCAAGGCCAACCAGGCCGGCTGGCGGAACGCGAAGCACGCCGCGCAGTGGCCATCGACCCTCGCACGGTACGCCTACCCCAAGATCGGCTCCCTGCCGGTGGCGGCAATCGACACCGACCTGGTGCTGAAGTGCATCGAGCCGATCTGGCACAATCTGCCCGAGACGGCGCGCCGCGTGCGGGGCCGCATCGAGGCCGTGCTCGCCAGCGCCATCGCACGCGGGCAGCGGGGCGGCCCCAATCCCGCGGTGTGGCGCGGCCATCTCGACCAACTCCTCCCGGCCCGCGCCAAGGTGGCCCGCGTGCGCCACCAGCCGGCGCTGCCCTACCAGCAGATCCCCGACCTGATGAAGCAGCTCGCCGGCCTCAACCGGCCGTCGGTGTCGTCGATGGCGCTCCGCTTCGCGATCCTGACGGCCGCGCGCACGGGCGAGACCATCGGCGCCGTCTGGGATGAATTCGACCTGGAGGCGAAGCAGTGGACGCGGCCGGCTGAGCGCATGAAGGGCGACCGCGAGCACAAGGCGCCGCTCTCCGATGCCGCGCTCGCCATCGTGGAGGCCATGAAGAAGGTGCGCACGTCGAAGTACGTGTTCCCCGGCTGGCGCGAGAAGCAGCCACTGTCGGACATGGCGATGCTGGAATGCCTGCGCGGGCTGCGGCCGGGCTTCACCGTGCACGGCTTCCGGTCGAGCTTCAAGGATTGGGCCGGCGAGCAGACCACGTTCCCCGACTTCCTCTCGGAGATGGCGCTTGCCCACATCGAGGGCGACAAGGCGCGCGCCGCCTACGCGCGGTCCGACCTGCTGGAGCGGCGCCGCGAGTTGATGGAGGCGTGGGCCGATTACGCCTGCGGCAAGGCGGCCGCCACCGCCGGCGAGCCCACGCCGGCACGTCGGAGGAAGGGGCATCAGCGCCGCGCCTGAGCGGACCGCCTACTACCGCCGCCTCCGCGGCCGCGGCTTCGCCTGGACAAGCGTCTTGTCGAGGCCCGCCTTGGTCGCGGCCTCCATCCTGAGACCAAGGCTGGGGGTGGGCCGCGGCCTCGCTGGGGCCGACACGGCGCGACCCATGGCCTCCTCGGCGAGCCGCGCTCCCGCGTCGTGCCAGCCGCGCAGCTTCAGGGTGATCGACATCGGCGTCCTCTCTCGGGTAGCGGTGAATCGCCGGCCAGCGGCCCTGGCGTGGCCGCTGGCCGGCAAACGGGCTCTCGGGCGTAGGGCGGGGAGCCGGCGGCGTGATCGGCCGCCGGCGGGGTTCTCAGGGCTGCCGGGCCGCCACTCGCACGGCGGTGTCCTCGGCCTGGTCGCGGCGATCAGCTTCCGCAGCGTCGAACTCGTCCGGCGTCACCCCGAGCGCCTTGAGCTCGTCGTCGATGGCGGCGATCTGTGCCGCGGCCTCGCGCTTCACCAGGTCGCGCAGCTCGTCGGCCAGATGCTCAAACGTGAGTCTCTCGCCCGGCTCGCGCGATATGCGATAGCCGAGATGGTTGCGCGGACCGTCCGGATCGCACACCGCGACGCTCTCCGCCGTCCGAATCGAGCCGGCCAGCTTGTTGAGCGCGTCGCGCTGGTCCGAAAGCTCGACGACGCGCCGAGCGTCCTTGGCAGTCTTCATGGCATCCTCGTTGGTTGAAGTGGAGTGAGAGCCCCGGACGGTGCACACCATCCGGGGCAAGCCTTGCCGTGCGTTGTGTTGAATGCGCCTCCGGCTCACTGACGGGAGGCGCACACGGCTCCACTTGGATGCTGGCCCCTGGCTCTGGCCCCTGGTCCCGGAGGACGCTCGGCGCTCGCTCTCGGCTCTGATCGCTGGCGGGAGATGCCGGCTCGCGTGTGCGCGAGCTATCCAGCATGCTGACGGCGGCGTGTCAACCCGCGACCTTCAGTTTCGCTTCTCGGCCAACGCTGCCATCCACGGTCGCAGCACGCTCGCAAAGCGGTCAAGGTTGTGGATGATCCATGCCCGCCGCTCATCGTCGTCGCGGAACTCGGCGTTGGGGCGCTGGATGCCGATCCCGAACCGGCCCGGCTCGACGGTCGAGCCTGCGGGCAATTCCTTCTCCAGCGCCGAGGCCTGCTTCCGTATTGCCCGCCAGAAGGCCTCGACGCTCTCCACGCGCCCGGAGAGGCCCACGCCGCACACGCCGTCCAGGCTGTCGTTGTGCCAGCCGGTGAGCCACGTCCCGTCCCAGGGCAGGTTGACGCGTACGTTATTCTTCCAGCGCAGGCGCGGCGCCTCCTGGCCAGGATCGCTGAACTTCATGTCAACCACCGGCTGCCACCAGCGGTCATGGGCCTGGCGCTGAGTCTCGGGCTCTTGCTGCTCGGGCGCCTGCTCCTCGGTCGCCGCCATGCGCACGCGCGCAATCGCCGCCTTGCCTGCGGCCTCAAGATCGCCCGCCATCTCCAGGGCGAGCGCCTGCGTCACGATCCTGAGCCGCGCGCCGACATCGCTTGCCGCCTCTCGCGCGGCTGCCCGAAGGCTGCGTGCCACAAGGAAGCCAAGCCCGATCGTAGCGAAGATGACCCCGTACTCCACGATCTTCGCGTATGGCGCGAACGCGCCGATGAGGGTCCACCAAATGTGAAGCACGCGCAGCCCCAACGCTCTACCTGCTCAAATGTGGGGCCACTCTAGCGCAACTCTCAGACAACGGAAGCCTCAACCATGCCGCACCCCATGGCCCTTGCCCGCCTTTCGACGCTGCCGGCGACGGGCCGCCTGGGCGATGAGCTTGGACCTGTGCTTGCGATAGTAGCGGCGGAGGTAGTTGGCCTGCTTGGCCCGCGCGTCCGCGTCAACTGCCATGCGCACGCTGTGGTCGCTTTTGCCGAGCAGCCGGGAAATCTGGCGCTTCGTCTTCCCCCGCGCGAACAGCTCCCGCGCCTCGGCGTACCACTCAGGCTCCGGCCGCATCCGCTGGACATCCCCTACGCCTTCCCCCTGGCGGGGCTGAGCAACATTAGGCGCTGCATCAACGCGTAGTGCCTCTTGAGACCGGCGGTGAATGCGCCCGGTGCCTTCCTGGGCGGCAACGAGCGGGTCGGCAGCGCCGTCGGCGTGATCACCGCCTGACGGGCCTGCCTCGGATCGTTGGCCTGCTTGGCCGCGTGCTCAATGGCTTTCGCATAGACGCGGCGCGCGGTGGTCTCGCTACACTCCAGCACGTCGGCGATGGCCCGCCAGGGGTACGGCGGATCGGCCGCGCGCATCCGCAGCACTGCGTGGAAGCGATCATCTCGGCACCACAGTCCTTGCACCCAATCCAGCACGACCTCGCTGTCGGACACGTCCCGCGGCGTCGGCTGAAACCGCGCGTGCCAGAAAGTGCCGCGCCGGCCGGCCTCGCGCTCCACCCGCTCGATCTGCGCCGCGATCCAGGCCGAGTTGGACGGGGCGGCGCGCGGCCTCTCCGCGCCGACCGTGTTCCACGTCAACAGCGCCCGCAGCAACCTGCCTTCCGCTTCGAGGGGCGTGACCTCACCCGGCGGCGAGTAGGTGATGTTGGACGGATCTCGCCACCAGAGCCGGCCTTCCACCGGCGCGGCCGGCGACGCCTTGCGCGGCTTGGCAAACCTGGCGAAGGCCGGCGGCTCAGGAGTCTGTCCCTCGGGCTCGACCGGGCCGCCGATGCCGCTCCACCACTCGGGCGCGCCGCGCATGACCTGCGGCTCGCCGCTCGGCCGCTGCTTGGCCCACACCGGGCAGCGCCACTGCTTGTGCAGGAGACGGACGGCCTTGAAGGGGCGGCCGGTCTCGCCGTTGCGCGCCCACACCACCAGGCCGTAGGGCGGCACCGCGTCTCGGGTGGCGTGCCACGCGATCATCAGCGGGTCAGCTGCCGGTTGTTGATGTCGAGCAGCGAGCCGTCGATGCTGCTCAGCTGCTCGTCGACGCTCTTCAGCCGGGCGTTGGTGTTCATCAACTGCATGTCGATGCTCTTCAGCCGGTCGTTGGCGCTGGCCAAGTCGTCGTGGATGAAGTCGAGCCTCGCCGCCTCGCTGGGCGCGGGCCGGAAGACGAGCGCCCAGACGCCGACCCCGATCGCGGCGAGGAGGAGCTTCGTGGTGCGGTCGATCATGCCTTGCGCCCCTTGGCCGGCTTCTCGCCCTCGGCCCTGCGCTTGAACGAGGCCAGCCCTTCGATAATCAGCTCGCGCGCCGCTGCCGCCGTGGCGGGCCTCGGCCGGATCGACGCCGCCCACGCCTCCACCTCGTCGTACAGCTTCGGCTCCAACCGCAGGCCGATCTGTCGCGTCATCTTCGGTCGCCTCGCCATGAGCCGCACTCTACGCGGCTAGCCGTGGATTCGATTGCCCGAATCCGCAAGCAGAGTTAGCGTCGATACCACCGCTAGCAGAGCCGGACAACCTGTGGAGCGTGCCCGATGCCCATCACCACTCTCGACCGGATCGTCGGCCTATTCGCCTCGCTGCAGCCCGACGCGCTGGACGAGCTGTCGCCTGTGCAGCGGGAGCGCTTCGGGCAGGTCTGCCGTCACTGGGCTGAGGTTGCCGAGAAGCCGCCACAGGCGAGGCCCAGGGCGGGCATGCTGTCCCTGCTCAGCCGCGGAGACCGGGCGCCATGATCGAGCGGCGCCTGCATGCTGCGCAGCCGCGATGACGGCTGCCGCGCGCCGCCGCCTCTCACTCTCGCGCGCACACGTCCTGCACACGCGCCGCCCGTTCGCGCGCCGCGTATTCTCGTCATCGAAGGCGTGCCCCCGCTTGCAGTGGGTCTTGGCTCCCATCGGGTTTCTGGTGCCGAGCATGGCGGTGCCGTGCCGCAGCTTGTCGCCGTTGTTCTCCGTCGGACTTGCCCAGCGCAGGTTCGCCAGCGTGCTGTTGAGCCTGTCGCCGTCGCCATGCGCCGCTTGATGCCCGGCCGGCCGCGGGCCGACGAACGCCTCCAGCACCATGTGGTGAACGTATGCCCGCCCCCGACCGCCCAGCCTGACGTGAGGGTAGCCGCTGGCCAGGCTCAGCTTGAGGACTCGGCCTCGATACCGAGCGGGCACGGCGCGGCCTCGATACGCCTTGATCACCACGCGGTCGAGGCTTCGCACGCGGCCGAGATTGGAGATCTCGTAGCCGTCGTGCCCGGCGATGGGCCGCCAGGTCTCTGCCATGTCGATCCTCCAAAAACGAGAAGGGCGGCCCGGTGGCCGCCCCTCGCTTACGTTCAATGCTACTCCGTGGCCCGCCCCTCGCCGGGCGCCGGCCCGCGCATCTCTCGCGCCAGCTTGTGCACCGTCCCGGTCCCGAGCCCGGTCAGGCGCGCGGCCTTGAGGATGCCGGTGCCCTTGGCCAGCTCGGCGCGGGCGGCCTCGATCTGCTCAGGCTTCGCACCCGGCCGGCCGAGGCGCGTCACCTTCGTGCCGCGCTTGGTCCTGTGCACGCCCTTGGTGGCGATCGCCTCCTTGGCGCGGGCGAGGCCGGCGTTCACCCTCGCGACGATCATCTCCCGCTCGAACTCGGCGAACACACCGAGCATCCCGAACAAGGCCCGGCCCGCCGGGGTGGTGGTGTCGACGGCCTGGGTATGGACATAGAGCCCGGTCCCGGTGTCGCGGATGGTCTGCAACACCTCGACCAGGTGAGACAGCGAGCGGCCAAGCCGGTCGCTTGACCACACCGCGATCATCTCAACCTCGCGCCGCACGGCCGCTTTCAGCAGCGCATCGAACGCCGGCCGCTTGTCCCGGCCCTTGGCGCCGCTGATGCCCTGATCCTCGAATACCTTGACCACGGCGTGCCCGGCCCGCTGCGCCCAGGCCTGCAGTTCCGCCCGCTGCACCTTGGTGCTCTGGTCGCCGGTGCTCACCCGCACGTAGATGCCCACCCGCTTCGTCTTGCTGATCATGGCGTCCTCCTCGAACTCGGCGAGGACAGCATCATAGCAGGCTTGGCATTCAAAATCTAAATGTTTTGTATATGGGTAGGGCATGGTCGGAAACTCGCGATTTTGCTGGGGTCGCGCGAGCGGTTTTCGGGAGGGTTTTTGTATGGTCGGGTCGCAGGGCTGGTCAGGACGGGCGTAGGCGGGCGCAGGACGGGCGCTGGCGCTGGCTGGCTGTCAGGGACGGGCGAGAGGCGCGAGGCGGCTGGCGCGCGCGCTGGCGCAGCGGCAGCGGCATCGCATCGGGCTGGGGTAACTCACAGTTTCGGCAAGGCGCGCGCGAGCTGGCGGCGTGCGGCTTTCGTCGCGGGGCGGTTGGTAACTACAAGTCGCGTGCACGGATCAACGCGGGCTGCTAGTTATCAGTGCTAGCGCGGCTAGCGGTCACCCGCCGGTGCAGGAACACCAGCGAGCGGCCTAACCCAAGTCACGGGAGTAGACCGATGACCCAGGCTACGAACGGCTTTATCCACGAAGCGCTGATCGAGCAACAGGCTCAATCCGACCACGCCCAGGACTCCGTCAGCCGTCTTCCGATGCGAACCCCGGAGGAGGTTGCCGACAAGCTCTCGGGCATCGCCGGGGCGCTCACCTTCTGCGCCGCGGGCTGCCGAGACGACAGCGGTCCGAACCTGTGGGAGGCGTTGACGTACTTGTCGAACGAGCTTAGCGATCTGAGCGAGGTGGTCGCCGCCCTTCTGCAGGCCCGCGGCGCTTGATGGAGGACACGACAATGGCCCGTTACACAGTCCGCTCTCGCAGCGACCGCCGCACCAAGCCGGCGACCCGAATCACCCGGCGCACGACGCCGCGGCGCGACCGCTTCGCCGCTGCCCGCGGCGGGACACGCGGCGGGGGCCTGGGTGGGATGGGCCGCTAGGCGGCGCCCATCCTTACCAGCTGATCCAACCGGGGGCCGGCACGACGCGGGCCCCTTTTTCTGCGCCGGCCGCGCGCCCGTAGGATGAACGGCGCCGCCGGCTCTGCAGGGTTTGACCGCACTCCATGCAGTTGCGGAGCCGATGGCGCCATGGCGACCGCCCGGGGGCCAGCCGAAACCGCTGGCGAAGCCGCGTCGGCCCGTCAGAACCCGCTCCGCGCCCCCATTTTCCAGAGGGCTTGGCGATACTCCTCGGGCGTCATGTCCAGCGCCGATTTGTCGGTGCCGGGGTGCATCGGCGGGCGGCACCGGGCCAAGTCGCCGTCCATGACCATCTTGCGCACGCTGGCTTGATATTCCGCTTCCGTCATGTCCAGCGCCGACTTTGGCGCCGGCTCCTTGAAGATGAAGCCCTTGGCCGTCTTGAAGGCGGCGACGGCCGCCTTGGCGCTCGCGGCGTCCACGTCGCCCCAATCGCCCAATGTGATGGCGGCGTCCACGTCGATGCACCCCGCCGCCTGCAGCTCGCGCCGCAGCGCTTCGTCCCGCGTCATCAGAATTCTCCGCAGTGGTTGAAGGGTCGGCCCACGCCGGCCCGGCGTTGTCAGTCAACGACCTTGAACGGGAAGCTGAGGCTCGCCAGGAAGCGCACTTGGTCGCGCTCCAGTATCGTGCGCTCCCGCGGTCGCACCGTCAGCGTCTGACCGTGCCAGGGGTATGCGATGTACTCGTCGGCGATGACGGCCACCTGCGCCGGCAGATCCTTGGGCAGTGCGGTCGGCGCCACCTTCTCGTCGATGCCGGGCGCAGTCCAGTTACTCGACGGCGTGTGCCAGACCGGGTAGTGAACCGCCTGCTCGTCGGGGAATTTCACCCGCTGGAACAGAGTTGGCGCCGCGCTGCCGTCCGCGCCGGGCTTCTCTAGCGCGTCGAGCTGCGCGCGCGTCAGCCGGCCGGGGATGCCCGGCTGCACGGTGTACTTGCCGCCACCCCACCAGAAGCTGAACCCGGTGGCAGAGACGATCCACTCATGCGCTGCGGTCCGGTCGGACTCCGCGGGAAGGAATTGCCGTGTCATTTGCTAGTCTCCTCGTTGAAGTGAAGAATGCCGGCCGGCCCCTCTCCTGCCCCCAGCAGAGGGAACCGCGGCCGCCAACGCTCCGCGGTTACGGCGCCGGCCGGTGCCCTCTCGCGAGGGACGGGTTGGACGCGCGCCAGGCGCGCCGAGTTACAGAATGGGGTTGGGCGGCACCGGGGTGTCAGGCCGCAGGACCGGGACGCTCGCCTTGATCCTCGCGATCACGATGGCCTCGTCACCTTCACCATCGTCGCCGCCGTCGAACGACAGGCTGACGTTGCCGGTGAGGCCGTGGAGCGCCAGGATCTTGTCCTGGATCTTCACGATTTGATCGACCACATCGCGGTCCGCGCCATCTTCCAGCATGGGCATCAACCGCTGCAGGATGTCGTCATAGCGGTCGAGAACCAACTTCTTGACCGCCAGCGCCGACTCCAAGGTGATGGCCTCCAATCCCTGCTGGACCCACGCGAAGGCCGTCGTCGTGCTCACGCCCATGGTGTCGGCGATCTGCCGATACGTGAAACCCTGCCGGCGGTACTCAAGAGCCTCGGCGATGCGCTCCTGGCGCTCGATCTCGGCCTTTGCCCGGTCCTGCTTCTTCCGCTGGCCACCGCGGCGCTTGGGCTTCGCCGCCGCGGCGCCCGACGCGGGCTCCATCGGCTTTTTCGTCCGTGCCATGTTCATCAACCTATAGCTTTTGCCCGCGCCGCCTGCCGGGGCGCCGGTTTCGGTGATCGGGGCGCGGGGAGTTCGACGGTGACCGTGAGCCCGCCGTCGCTGTCGTCCAGGACGATCCCGTGCAGCCGAGCGAATACAACCTGGGCTCGAAGGATGGCATCCACGAGCTGCAGGCTGACGCCCTCGGTTCGAAGGCGAGTCATGATCTCCGCCATGACCCGCTCGCACCGCGCCAGCGCGAGCTTGCGCATCACCTCGGCCGAGTCGATCGGCAGCGTGGCCAGGCCTTCCCGGCACCAGCGGTGCGCCGTCGCCAGACCGACGCCCATCGATTCGGCGATCTGCTGGTACGACTTCCCCGCCCCGCGCAGCTCAAGAGCACGGTGCACGCGCTCCTCGTGCCGCGCTCGACCAGCTGAGGTATTCCATCCCGGCGGCGGGCCCGTGCGCCTTCTGGCGGGCGGCGACGTGGTGCCGCCACCGGCTTCGGCGAGTCGGTGTGCTGTCATGATGTCGGCTCCGAATTGCGCGCTGTGGCGCCGTGGCGAGGCCTCCAGGGCCCTCACCGCTCTTTGCGCTGTTGTGGTGAGGCGGAATGCTCCCGGCCGTCCTGGGGCTTCCTACGCGGGCCCAGACGACTGTCGCGATCAGCCGGCCGCCGCCCGGCGCTCTACGGCCTTCCGGGCGCGATAGCTGCGCATGTAGTCGGCCATGTAGCCGCGGCGCGCGTCGGGGTCGCGTAGCGATAGGTCGCGCCCTTGGTCTGGCTAACGTTAGCCATGCCCTCCGCTAGACTGTCCCGCGGACGGAGAAGCACGCATCGGTGTGCACGCCCCACCAGGGCCAGGTTTGCGCCGCAGCGCGGGCAATCTTCGCTCAGCATCAGCAGCTCCAGACCAAGCAAGGCGGTGGCGTTGAACGCCATCCGAATCGCTTCTGCGGGCAGGTGCTGCATGCGCCCGATCTAGCCGGGCGCCGCAGCCATGTCCACGCGGCTTCGCGCCGCCCTGCCGTCAGGAAAATTGCAAATCTACGGGCACATGCATCAGCCCACCGTCGTACTGCGGTGCGGCCAGCACATGGGTGTTGTTGACGGCGATGTAGTGGCTGACGGCCTCGCCGATCCGGTGCCCGTCGATGGTGATAACGTTGCGGATCGGGACCAGGCCGCCGCCGCCGCGGGCCGGGGGCACCCAATGCTGGGGCTGTGCGCCACCGGCGCCGGGAGCGGGATGTCCCGGCAGCAGCCCGCCAAGCCAGCCGAGCGCTCCCTTGATCGAGTCGGCGATGCCCTGCGCCATGCTCATGACCGCCCCGTACACCAGGCCGGGAACCTGCATCAGCCCCTCGCCGATCTTGATGGCCAGCGCCTTGTGCCACTCCCACTCGTAGGCGAAGAAGGGAATCGAGTAGAGCTTGTCGCCGATGGCCTTGGCGACCGACATCACCCAATCGCGGTTGCGGTAGACGTAGGTGGCAGCTCCCGCCAGGGCGGCGACGACGGCCGCGCCGAGGATCACCGGCCAGCCGACGAGCGCGCCGATGACCGCGACGGTGGCGACGCCCACGAACGCGGCAAGGCCGACGGCAGCGCTGATGAAGATATCCCGCACCGTGTCCTGGTCCATGCCCCTGAGCTTGTCGGTCAGCTCGCCGACGCCCTCGGTGAGCATCTTGAGGCCCCTGGTCGCCGCACGCATATTCGGCAGCGCCAGCGCCTCGCTGAACGTTCGCCAAGATTCGTGCAATTCCGTCTTGGCCATCTCGTAGTCGGCGCCGATGAGGCCCTGCGCGCCGCCAAGGTCTGACGCCTGCCCCACGAGGCCCGCATCGCGGACCAGCTTGCGCACCTGCAGGGCCAGCGTGTCGATGATCTGCTGCCCGGTGCGGTCGGCCCACATTATGGCAATCTGCTGCGTGATCGCCTGGCGGGTCTGCTGGCCGAGCGCGCTGTGCAGGTCGCCGGCCTTGATCAGGTCGTAGCCTTCCTTGGTGATAATGCCGTGGCTGATCATCGCCGGGATCAGGTGTTCCTGAACCCACACATCGGTGTCGGTGAGGTACTTCTGCGCGTCGATCAGGAGGCCCGGCTGCATGTGCCGCAGGCGGCCCTCGTTCGTCAGGTTGGAGCGATCGACCTTGCTCCGGTCGATCAGCCCCAGATCCGCGAAGGCGTTGAGCGAGCGCAGCCGCATGCGCCCGCCGATGACGGCCTGAAAGGCGGTCTGGAACCCGGTGCCGGCCGAGGATGCGCCAATTTCCTGCATCAGCGTGGGCAACACGCTCGTCATGAACCGGTCGGACATGTTCATCGTGGCCGCCCGGCCGTACTTGAAAGCCATCATGAAGTCGCGGGGCCCAAGGAGGCCGCCCCAGGCGTTGATCGCCGGCGTCATCATGCCGAGGAAGTGCAGGAACCGCTCGTCGGTGAGCGTGTTCGCGGTCAACTCGCCGGCGCGCACGGCGGCCACGATCTCGCCCGGCAGCGCCGCAAGCTGCTCCGGCCCCCTGTGGATTTGCAGCACACGCATGAGCTGCGCCAGGGATGGCGCGACGCGAAGGGCCTCCTCGCGGCTGCCGAGCACCGGCGCCATCTCGCGCTCGCTCTCCAGGATGAGGCCGGCAGACAGGCTCGGGTACTGCCGGGCAAGCCCGAAGGCGCCCGTGGTGGCCCGGTGGATCAGCTCCGGCGACCAGCCTGCGAGCTTCATGCGGTCCATGGTGCGCACCATCTCGCCGCCCTGATCGACGACGTGCGCCATATGCCTCAAGAGCCCGGTGCCGATGAACGCGGTCGCGGCGCCGACCAGGGCCACACGGAAGCGGTTGGAGGCCGCGGTGGCCTGGTTGATGCCGTGGTGAATTCCCGTGAGGCTGTGCGCGAGCGCGGCCAGGATCGGGCCATGGTTGCTCACCATGGTCATCCGCACGGCGATGTTGTAGAGCGAGGAGTTCCCGGACACGCCCTGTTCTCCTTGAGTTGAGCAAGCGTCGCCGGCCGCCGGCTCGATCATGAGCGGCGGTCCACGGCGGTGGTGTTGGTGAGGGATCAGCGAGGCCTAAAAACGCGAAAACCCGCGTGCCAGGGCGGCCGCGGGTGCAAAACTCCATCATGATGCTGATGAGGCCCCATTTACGATAACTCCCGCACAATGTCAACCGGCACCGGTCGGGCAAGTTGTCGCAGGTCAGCGCTCACCTAACGTCGCCTCACCTCACATCTCAGGGCCACGACGGGTTGTACCGCTCAACGCAGCCAGCGCCCCCAATTTGACCGCTGAGGCCCTTTCGCCCCTTCCAGCTCCGGTGGATGCGGCCACGGTGCCGTTCGGCCGCCACGCGTCACGCCAGCCGGGCTCGTGCGGCCTCGGGGGCTTCACCGCCGCGGTGGTGGCAGCTGTCGGCGCTGAACCGGCAAGAGGCGAGGCCCGCTGGCGTGCGCCTCCATGCTGGCGCGAGCTGCCGCCAGTGCATCGGGATCACGATGCTTGGCGTATTGCTTCTTCGCCTCGTCCTTGGCCATGGCAATGAGATACCGACCGAAGTCCTCGATATTGAGCCCATCTCCGCCTTTCGCGATCTTGCGTCGGTGCTTCGCCAAGAGCCGATCCCAAATGTACTGTGGGTCGAAACCATGCCCGCGAATGGCGTCGTCGACCTCCGGCCTGTCAGTGAGGGGATACGCGTGAGGCAAGCTCACCATTGCCGAGCCCGTCTTGCCCTCCACAGCCGCCGCGCCTGGAGCCTGGGGCCGTGCGCTCGCCACGGGCATCGTCGGTCCCGTGTCCCCCGAATTTGAAAAATCCGAGCCAGTCGCGCGCGCTTGCGCGCCAGGGGACTTATCCGGGGAATCTTCCGGGGTTGGGACAGAGGACTGACTTCCGGTGCATCCCGTGCACTCCTGAGGTGCAAACTTTGCACCATCTCTTGGTGCATCCCGTGCACCATGTGGTGCATCCCGTGCACCATCTCGCGCCCCCTTCCTATGCAGCTCAACCTCCGGCAGTCCTGGGATGGCCGTCAACGATGTGTCGTTGTACCTGCTGACTTGGCGCCACCTGTCGTGGCGGACAATCCAGCCGCGGGCCTCCAACCTCTTGATCGCGTAGATCACCCCGCGCCGACTGCAGTGGGTGCGCTCGGCGATTTGCGTATTGCTCACCTCCGCGTAGCCCTTCTCCCAGTAGACATCCGCGGCGAGCTGGTCCAAGACCACTTTGTCTGTGTTCTTCAGGTTGCCGTCGGCGCGCGCCGCGCGCAGCAGCTCATCCCGAGCCCTGTTACGCTCGTTCTTCGGTATCGCCTTGGTGCCCTCAACCGCCGCCCCAAATGCGTCGGACCACTGCTCACGTTCCGCGCGCGGCGGTCGGGGACTGCGGCCACGAGCGGGTTGACGCGGGCCGTGAGGCGCACTAGGGTCCGCCCCGTTCTGTCGAGGCACGTGGTTCATCCTTTCGTCTCGCAGCTTCGGGCCCATGGCGGTGGGCTAACGCTCCGGGTGCAGCGCTGCACAGACTTCGCGACGCTACCGGATCAGGGACGCAGACTTTGCCCCGGCAAAAGTCAGGGCCTCGGCGCGTGGTTCACGCCGAGGCCCTTCTGCATCGAGCGCCCGGCCTCACCAACCGCGCGGGCGCGCTCGGCCTCGATGACGGCGGCCTCGCGCCGCTGCCGGCACCACCGCGAGATGATTTCGCGATAGACGACGGCCACGCCGGGATGCAGTGGCGGCGCCTCGCCGGTGCCCGGAGGAGGGCCGCTGGCGGCCGTGCCGTGGGGCGAGGAGTGATCGGCCGCGGGCATCTCAGGCCGCCTCCGGCGAGCCACATCGCTTGGCCTCTGCGCGCTGCTTCGGGCTCGGCTTCCCCGACTTGGGGAACACCAGCTTGCCCTCGGCCGCGAGCCGTCGGAACTTGGCCTCGGCCTCAACGGTAATCAGTGTTCGGTTGAACTGCTTTGTGAACTCCAGGAAGCCGGCCTTGTTCGCCCGGTAGGCGGTAGTGACGCCCATCTGGTTGCGTCGGCAGAATTCCTGGACCGAGTAGGCGTTGACCCGAACCTCATTGCCGGGGTCTGCGTCCTTCAGCATCTCTCCACCTCACCCGCTCGTGCCTTGGTGAACCGGAGACAGCCACACCCAACCGGCGCGTTTCAACCCCGAAAAAGCTCCGCCTCCTCCGCACACGGTAACTGTAAGTTACCAGGCATACACGGACGAATTCTGTGTACGCCTTGACGCCCTAGGAGTTCCGAGCGGATTGGGCTGA